GGGATACTATAAAAATACGGCACCCCGGCAAAGCAGCTGCTTTGCCGGGGTGCCTTTTCTCTTACTTATTCATCTCCTGCAGAATCTTTGCGATCTGGGCGGGGGTGTAGCCCTCCTGCCGCAGGGCGGAGGTGATGGCCACATCGCTCTTGCCCTGACTGCGCAGCAGCGCTGCCGTGTAGGGTACCCCGGCGCTGACGGCGCTGCGGCTTCCGCCGGAAGCAGAGCCGCTGCTGCCGGTGGCCTTTCCGCTGCCAGAGCTGCCGGACTTTGTGCCCGCAGTCGCTGCTCTGCTGGCGGCCCGTGCGGCCTTCTGCTGGGCGTTAGCCTGCTTCAGTGCCCACTCGCCCTTGGCGATGTTCAGCTTCTGGGTGGTCACGTTATTGTTGAAGGCCTGCTGCTTCAGCGCGTCCTGATAGGCGCGCTCGCTGGCGGTGTTGTCGTACTGCTGCTGGGTCAGTGCGTCCTGACGCTGCTTTTCCTGCATCTGCTGGCTCCACTGGGTATCGGCACGCTCGGCCTCATAGGCGCGGTTGCCGGCGTAGATGTTGTACCCGGTGTTCATCAAACTGCCCGCCAGACTGCCCAGACCGGTGGTGCCGCTGATGGCCAGCTGCACCACATCCCCGATGATGCCCAGCACGGTCATGATATTATTAAAGGCCTGCTGGCGCTGATTGATCTGCGCCTGCTCCTGCGCGGTGTAGTAGCCGTGCAGGGTGTCCAGCCGGTTCAGGTGCTCCTGATACAGGCCGTAGTCCTTGGCGTAGGCATCGTTGTAGGCCTCGCCTTTCTGCTGCAGCTGGGTGTAGTAGTCCTGCAGCTGACGGTCATACAGGGTCTGGGCGTTCTGCTCCTGTCCGTTCAGCTGGTCCAGCCGGTTCACCAGTTCTTCGCCGCCGCTCTGGTAGGTATCCAGCGCCAGACTGTACAACGTGGGAATGGCAGCGGACAGCCCGCCGATCTGCTGCTGATAAGCCTGCTGCGCCGCACTGGTGGCATAGCTGGAACCGTAGCCGCCGGTCAGGGCTGCCGCCTGCGCCGCCGCGTCCGCGCTGGCGTTGTGGGCGTTCTGGGTATATAGCTGCTCATACTGGCGGTAGAGCGGGTCACGGGTGTAGCTGTACTGAAAATTCTCCCGCTCCAGCAGCTGCCCCAGCAGCTCGTTGATCCTGTCCTGATAGTTGCTCTGGTAGTCTGCGGGGCGGTTCTGCTGCCACTGCTTCAGGGCATCGGCAGCATCAGTCACCTGCTGGCTGGGGCGGTAGCTGACGTTTGCCATGGCCTTTTCCACATCGGCGCGGCTGTTCAGCCCCTCGGTGCTGTAAGTGGGCTGCGCGGCAGGCTGTGCCTGCGTTTGCACATCCGGCTGCAGCAGCTCCTCCTTCTTTTTGGATGCCATAAAATTCTCCTTTCTTATAATCCCTGCAGCTTGCTGCGCAGGGTGTCGGACATATTTTCCGTATCCAGATTGGTCAGTACATACTGCAGCTGCTCCTGCATCTGGTACAGATAGCTGCGCAGTGCCCGGGCATCCTCCGGGTCCATGTGATCGCTGAGCTTGGGCAGGCCCAGCTTGCTCAGGCCGTTCATGCTTGCCATGAGGCATCCTCCTCCCATAATTTTCCCTTTGCCGGGGCGATGGTGCGCACAAGTCCCCGCAGGGTGATCTGCCCTTTGCCGCGCAGCCGCAGCCGCAGCGACCCACACCGCCGGGGCACAAAGGGCAGGTCAAAGCTGCGGCGGCTGCCTTGGGTGGCAAGAGAGGCTACCGTCTCCCACGCGCCGCCGTCATAGCTTACTGCCACTTCTACTGTGCTGGTGCGTTCGGCGTCCAGACGCAGGGTCAGCCGGGAGAGATACCGCTGCTCGGTGCCGTCCAGCCCCACATCGCCGGTGACCAGCTCAAAGGGGATGTCCGTTTCCACGCCGTCGGTGGTCTGCCAGTCCGGCTCACGGGTGGGGTCTGCCGCCCACAGTGCCTGCCCGTCCCACAGATAAAGCTGCCCGCCGGTGCTGGTCATATCGCAGGAGCAGACGTCCTCCTCGCTCCACAGCCCCTTCTCGGTATCGTAGACCAGCAGACGTGCACTCTCACGGGAGATGTGCAGGTAGTACCGGCCATCCAGCGCACCGCCCACGGCGCTTTGCACGTTGGAAAGCTTTGCGGCGTCCAGCGCACCGGACACCTTGGTGGGCAGACTGCCGTCCCACGCCATGACGCCGTCCGGCGAGAGATAATACAGTGTCTCGTTCAGCACACACAGGCTGCGGGCGGCGTTTTTTGCCACGCCCCGGCAGCGCAGGCTGGAAAGCTGAAAATCCGAAGGCTTGGAGCCGTACAGCTTGTGCAGGGTATTCTCTTTAAAAAACAGCGCATAGCCCATGCAGGAAGCCGCCCCGGTAAAGGCGCCATCGCTGCCCACGGTGACAGCGTAGCTGTCCGCGGCGATGCCCCGGTAGCTGAACCAGTTGGTGGGGTCGCCCAGCTTGCAGCCGTAGATAACGTT